GAAACCTGCGTTGTACCGACAATACTGGTCCCAGTGATATTGACACCGGAAATATTACTAATTGTTGCGTTGGTTCCAGTGAGGCTGAAGATTGTGCCTGTTCCGAAGGAGCCGGTAGCACCCGTAATAGTCTGTCCGCTAACGCGAGTAAAATTTCCCGTGCCTACCGTTTCCGTTCCAACGGTCAGTGTTGTAATGTTACCGGTTGTTGCGTTAACGTTTAAACCGTTAATAGAAAGTCCAGTAATTGTGGCGCCACTTAGTACAGTCCTTACTTCTGCATTGCCAGTGACAAGAAGGTGGGAAAATGTACCAGTACCACTAACTTGAATTGTTGCAGGATTAAAGGTGCCTGCAACCGATAAATTACCTCCAACAGCCAGATCACCAGCAACGGTTCCGCCTGTTAACTGAAGGTAATAAGAATTGAAATATTGCTTTGTTTCGCTAAATGTAAACTTCTTATTTTTAAGGCCCGGATCTACCTCTGCTACATCAACGACCATCAAAAGGTCGTCATCATTAATGTTTGATGACGAAATAGCGGGTAGATCTGTTATGCGCCTATTAGCCACCTACTAAACCAAAAGCCTATGTATTAAATTATAATTGACCTGCGCTTAGTCTATTTCACGCGAATCTCCACTTTAGGTACCAGGTTTGAGATGAATCCCCATCCAGCTTGAATGCCAGTTACCAAACCGCAGGCAAGTGCCAGGATTAAAATCAGTTCTGCAACGGTAAGGTTACGGCGCACGTACACCACGCTCGGGGCCTGAGCTTGGAATGTAACTGCAGGCTGTTCTTGGCGTTGCTGGAGCACTTGGTAGATAGCCCTCTGACGTGCCTCCGCCTTCATGGCTTCCAGGGCTTCAGGCGTAATTTCAGGAGGCAGGGAGGACGCAGCAAACTGCTCTGGAGCGCCTTGCTGAGGAGCGGGGACCTGGCTCGACGGAACAGATTGATTTTCCATCTAAAACAACAAAAGCATTTCCCATACATTAGCATTTAAGCAAAACAATGTGAGACATGGCTTACGGAATTAGGAAGGGTCTTGAAGACATTGCATATGAACTCAAAGCCATTAAAATAACTTTAAATTCTTTTTGGCATCTTCAAAACGAGAAAAGCGCTTCTCCTGGGATCTCTCCGGAAGCTTACGCAGATGAGTACATCTCCACTGAGGAGTGTGCGAGGCGCCTAAATGTATCCGACCAAACAATTCGCAATTGGATTGCTGTTGGTAAAAAAAGTGCCAGCAACGGTTGGAAAGAGGGTACTCATTACATCAACATTTCTCCAGAGCCAAATAAAAAAACTATCCTGCGAATCCCCTGGAACTCCCTCGTCCAATCCTTTGTAAAAAATAAAAAAGTTGATTTCCATAACTTGACCATTACGCCTCTGTATCGACGCGAAAGCTTAACGGAACAAGTGGATAAAGAGCATGCCGCATCGCTTTGAGACTATTGATATATCCGTAATCACCATTGAAAATTACGGAGAACACTTACCAGAATCCTTGGCGGACCAAGTTTCAATGTTCCTTCCGCCAGAAGGATCTTTTGATAGCAACTGCTTAAAAAGGTACCTTGAAAACCTAAAGACGTATGAAGAGGAAGATATTAACTCAAACATGACTCTTGCAAATCGCTTGCGTTTTGCCTTTAAAGATATGGTTCCTGATACCATCTGCGGTAAATTCCCGTCTGCAGAGCTACCGCTCAAGAGAAGGCTGCGTTGTGTTGCAGAATACCTTATTCGTTCTGGTGAGTTTGACAAATTAAAAGACGAAAAAGGAAAGCTGATTAAAAAACGTGGTAACCTTGGAAAACTGGTGGTGATCTACAAGCCTCTTCCAAAGCTTCTAGACTCACTTAAACGTCAAGGTCTTGTGAGAAATGAACCGAAGGGAAAAACTGATTGCATCAACGATTGGTCCTGAGCTGGACGAAACAAAAGCCAAGATGCTTGATGCCACCATGAAGCTTATTCTTGGTGATATGGGGCAACATTATTACAAAATGTGGGAGGTAGAGGGCCCAGGAGTAATGGTGTTTCAGCCCCAGAGCAAAGAGCGATCCATGTTTTATTGGACCCTTAAAGAACTTCATTCCGCTCAAGAAGATTGCGAAAGACAAAACAATGGCGATCTTGCTGAAAGCTTTAGGCGCATTCTAGAAGCTGCACAAAAAATTAACCCGGAAGAAAAAGCGGGCTACGTCATTAATGATCAAGAGGGTATTCGATATTTTGAGGTTGATTACAACAAGCAGGCTGAAAGCTGATGGCAATCCCTGGTATTCGCAATACCTTCACCGAAGGAATTGAGCTGATTACTAACGCAGACCTTGTTATGTCTGCCAACGAATTACTTGGTGGCATTGACCTTGATCCAGCGAGTTCAGACTTTGCCAACAAATATGTTGAAGCAAAAAACTACTACACGCCTAGCGATGACGGATTAAACGAACAACCCTGGTTTGACAGCGTTTATCTATTTCCTCCTTCAGGCACATACTTCTGGGACCTTAAGAACCAGAAATGGAAGCTGACCCGAACATCCGCAAAATCACTGCGTTCTTCTCATGCCGTTTGGTTTGCCAAGCTGTATAAGTCCTGGCTTTTAAACGAGATTGAGCAAGGATTGTTTTTTACGAACTGCCCTGACATTATTCGTTACGATCAAAAGATTTTTGATTTTCCAGTTTGCATACTTAGGGTGTGCCCCAGCCTTCTGCGCCGTAAGGACGACGGGGTGATCATGCACAAAACTGCAACATCTGTACTGGTTTACCTTCAACCCAAGGACCGCCCTGGTGAGGCAACCCAGAAATTCATTGATATTTATTCATCAAAGGGCAGAGTGCTCGCTTAGTTTCTCGGTATACTGAAAGCCGTTGCAATGGTTGCATGTCGGTCCTGGCTGATTGGGAAATCAAAGAGCTTGCCGAAAAAGAGGAGATGATTTCCCCGTTTGAAAACCGACTTCGCAGTGATCGGAACGGGAAAAAAATCTTAAGCTACGGCTTGAGTTCCTATGGTTACGACATCCGACTGTCCCCAAAACAATGCTTAATTTTTGGTAAGATCCAGGCTGGTGATTGTGATCCAAAGAATTTTGATCCTGACATTCTCCGTCCCGCTGATTTGTTTGAAGACAAAAATGGGCAATACTTCCTGCTGCCTCCCTATGGCTACTGCTTAGGCGTTGCACAAGAACGTCTTAAGCTTCCTAGGGATATTACTGTTGTTGCCGTTGGTAAATCTACCTACGCACGTTCGGGAATCTTGGTCAATATCACTCCAGCGGAATCAGGCTGGGAAGGTTACCTGACCCTGGAAATCAGTAACTGCACGGGGTTGTTTAATCGTATTTATGCTGATGAGGGCATTACTCAATTGCTCTTCTATCGCGGCAAACCCTGCGAGACTACTTACCAGGACCGTAAAGGTAAGTATCAAAACCAACAAAAAGAAGTTGTGTTCTCTAAGCCCTAAAACGGGCGACCAAAGCGAGGCTGGGGTTTGTTTGCATAATTCGTGCCACCACCCCGGCCAAACCTATCACCCACACTTGGAATAGTCGTACCATCTATCGTGGCTTCACCTCTAGGTGTCTTGCCTTTGATAGATGGTTCACTAATCAAAGCATCTTTTTGGTATTTACCAGCAGCTCTAGAAGCCTTAATAAAACGCGATACCCTCTGTTGAGAGTCATTAACTGATTCAACAGAGCCACGAACTTCTGGATCAACACGACGCAAGTCAGTATCGTAAGCCTGCTCGGGACGCAGGTCAGACACTTCCGCTCCAGATGTACCAGAGCGGAGTCTTGGATCGTAGTTAGAAGAGTATAAATCAGCCATGATAATATTTTAATAGAGGATACATAAGTACGACACAATGATGCACGGAGTTGGTGGCTTTTTAGATAGCTATGTACAGGATGAAGTCAAGTGCCGCTGCCTTAGTGAAGAAGATTTTGGGCAGCCACTTGGCAATGCAAACAATGACGTTCCGTTGTACGATATGTACAATCGTGGTTTAGCAGCATGCGAACAGGGCTTGGAACGGAATCCCTTGAATTTGGAGGGAATGCAACGTCCGGGGAAAACGGGCTATATTCCGGGCGTGGAGGAAGCGGGGATGTATCCCGGAACCTTGCCAATGCCAAAGAGCAAACTCGTGGTGCTACCTCCAGCCAACACTACGACCGAGATGACCCTCTCGAACAAACGACGTGGTTTGAGCCGGTAGAGTCTGTATTGGAATGCAAGGATGGGGTTTGTCCTGTCCCCTGGGCCCAACCTAGTTCTGCTCCAGTGATTAAAGAAGATGTTGTAAATCATCCTTTTCACTACAATGAGGGCAGCATTGAATGTATTGATGCAATTGAATCCCAATTGACCACGGAAGAATTTCGGGGCTATTTAAAAGGGAACATTGCCAAGTACGTTTGGCGCGAACGACTCAAAGACAATGTAAAGTCGCTGAAAAAAGCAAGGTGGTACCTGGACCACCTTATTCAATTTGATGAAAGTCAGAAGGGCTGAAGCTCATCCTCGTCGTCTTCATCATCTGCCATACAGGCGGCGAGTTCCATTAACTCGATATCGGTGGGAATATCAAAGTCAATTTGAATATTCTCACCTTCCAAAATTTCTTTTACAGCCTGCCATTCCATCAGGCGCTGACGATAAAGAGTCAGTAGGGCGCAATACAGCTCTTCCCATGTCAACTCTTGAGCTTCCAGTTCAGCACGCCGCAAGGAAAATTGAAGCTCCAAAGACAGCTCAAAGTCCCTTGGTTCAACAGAACGCTCCATGGCCTTTTTATTAATGAGTTTATTCTAAGCCCATTGGCTATCTAACAATTCATTCTCAATGGGCTGGAAGTCGTCTAGCCAACCATCTTCTGACACATCAAACTCATTGGCAAACTCTGCAATGATATAGGGATTGCTGTTTTCTTCCAGCTTTTGAATTGCTTTTATTTGCTTGGGGGTCGCCAAATATTTTTGAAATGCATTCAGTAGTACTTCAGAACAAGGCTCTGGAGCACCAGGGACATCCTGGAGAAACAGTTTAATTTCTTCCCTACGACGATCAATCAGATTTCCAATGACTCGATAATTGGAATCAAAAATCCAACGAGACATTTCTCCTGCTACTTCGCCCCAATTCTCATTAGCAATGTATTCGATCAGATCACTGTAAAAAAAAGAAGACCAACCGATTGAATAAATAAATGAAAGCAAAGCAAGGCGCATTGAAGCGTCAAGTCTTAAATTGACTGTATCAAGATCCGCATCAATACAACGCAACTCATAATCCAAGTATTCCAGTGCTTTTTCTTTTGTGCAAAGATGGCCCTTCCTTACCAGGGCACCATCTGGATAAAATTGTGTTCCGTAACCAATCGAGTAAGGTGCTCCGCCTGTCTCGTGGTCTGGATAAGCACGCTCGTTGAACCCCTGGTATTTACAGATAATCTCGACTGCAGGAGAAAGATCCAACATAGGGGCAACATTCGTTACCCCTAATATACACAATTTACTTACCTTGGCCGCGCATTTTTTTGCGACCGTGACTAGGTAAAGAATTTTGACCCTGCCCTTGGCGAGTCTTCTTGGGTTTGGACTCGGGCTTGAGTGTGGCGCTTGACTTTGGTTTTGCCATTTGAGGTGAGGTAAGGCGTCACCATTTTACACGATGGCTCCAGTAGCGAGCCGACATTATGTCAGGACTTGCATCCTGTGCATTGTGGCGGGCGTAATAAGACTTACGGCGTGCCTTGTCCTTTGCCGTCTGTGGGTTCTTGCCAGCACCTTCCACGCCCTGCTGTCCGAAGCGGATAATCTTTTCCTCTCCGCCCTTG